AACTCAGGAGCACAAAGTGCTGATTTTGATTATATATTTGTATCTCAACCAAGAGATCCAGGAGGTTTCAAGTAATGGCTATAAAATTAAAACTTATAAATACACAAACTGGTGAAGTCGTTAAAGATGTTACTGTAGCTAATAAAACTGCTGCAAATAAAGAATTAAAAGATTTGACTGAATCAGTTCAAGTTATTTGGGAGGAAGAATAATGAGATTAGTAGGAAGTGATGTCAAAACAGCATCTTCAACTTCAACCGCTACAGGTGGTGTTGATTTAACTCAACACAGATCTAGGCTAAAAGGTTATGTAATAGCTGGTGGATCATCAGATGGTACAGTTACTTTTAGAGACGGTAGCGTTACAGGAACAGTCTTATTGGTAGCTCCTTGTAATGCAAATGATACAGAAACATTAAGCATACCGTCAGAAGGCGTATTGTTCGAAAACGGCATACATGCTGTTTTATCTAATTTAGATAGGGTAACAATATTCCACGCTTAGTATGGCAGTAAGTATGAGAAAAGAGCACAAGAACCCTACTGGGGGTTTAAGTGCTAAAGGCAGAAAGTATTACAATAAAAAAACTGGTTCAAATCTTAAACCACCTGTAACCGCCAAAAATCCAAAAGGAAAAGCAAAAGCAAGAAAAAAATCATTTTGTGCTAGAATGAGTGGTGTTAAAGGTCCTATGAAAGATGAAAAGGGCAGGCCAACAAGAAAGGCTTTGGCTTTAAGAAAATGGCGTTGTGGGACAACTAAAAAAAAGAAAACCAGGAGAAGATAATATGAGTTTTTGGGAAAAAGTAGGAAATTTTTTTGGCTGGGTAAAAGTCAGAGCTCGTGATAAAGATGGTCGATATATTGCAGATGATAAATCGACAGCAAAGAATGAAGCCTATACAATGGTACATAAAGATTTGGTTAAAAAGCCAAAACGTAAATATAAAAAAAAGAAGGTTAAATAATGGCAATAACAAGTAAACAAAAAGTACAAAGAATAGAGGTTTATCCTCTAACAGATGACTCAGCAGCTGATACAGCTAATGCAAAACACCCAACAGTTATGGTGTGTTATGAAAATGTTTTAACTGGAACTGGTGCAGACGCTCATCTAAACGGTACAGTTGCAAATGAAAACAAACATTTAAGCAAATTCGTAGAAGATGGTGGTGCTGCTACCGATTACTCTGGCGAAGATGCTTTAGTAAAAACAGTCTGCGCAGCTATTTGGGCATAAGTGTACGAATACAAGTGCGAAGTAACTAGAGTAGTAGACGGGGATACAATAGATTGTGTCCTCGATCTAGGCTTTAGTATTCTTCATAAGTGCCGTGTACGTCTATACGGTATTGATACTCCAGAATCTAGAACTCGTGACTTAGATGAAAAAGCACGTGGAAAACTAGCATCTAAATTTCTACAAGACTCTATAGATAACGGTAAAGAGATAGTCCTGAGAAGCGAATTAAAAGACTCAAAAGGTAAGTATGGCAGAGTGCTTGGTTCTATCGTAGTTGACGACTTAGATATAAATAAAGCTATGGTGGCCAATAATCTAGCGGTCAAATACTTCGGTCAAAGCAAGGATGACGTTGAAGCAGAACATATGGTCAATAGAGATATTTTGATTGCAGAAGGAGCTTACGAACCAGTATAATCAAAGTATGGCTAAGAAAGCAAAAAGCGGCGGTAAGATATGTGCAAAAGGCAAAGCCTGGGCTAAAAGGACTTTTGATACATACCCTTCAGCATATGCAAATATGGCTGCTTCTAAATATTGTAAAGATCCAAACTACGCAAAAGGCGCTAAGGGAAAAAAAGTTAAAAAAAGAGCAGGAGGCCTCGTTACTAGTCCCAGAGGTCAAGGCGTTGTTATGTCTAACAGGAAGAGATAATGGGTCAGTTAAAACAATGGCGTGAACAGAATTGGGTTCGTATAGGGACTGACGGTAAGATTAAAGGTCCTTGTGGTACAAGCAAAGATAAAAAAAACCCTGATAGATGTTTACCTGCTGCCAAAGCAAGAAGCTTATCTCAATCACAACGTGCATCTACAGCTAGAAAAAAGAAAAAAGCAGGAAGTAAAGGCAAAACTGTTGTAGCTAATACACCAAAAGCTAAAGTGAAAATGAAAGATGGTGGCTTTATAGCTAGAGGTTGTGGTAAAGTAATGAATGACCGTAGGAAGGTTACAACAATAAGTTGACAAGGAGCAAAAATGCCAAGTTATAAAAAATCTAAAAATGGTAGCATGATGAAGAAGTCCAAAGGTGGAAGTGTCATGTACAAATCTAAAGGTGGAAGAGTCATGAATAAATCCAAAGGTGGAAGTGTCGCTGGTGCAGCAAACAGAAGAAGAGCCAGACAAGGCGCTGCAGTAAATCGTTAATGCCTAATTTAATAAGTAATATCCCACATTTCAAATGTTGGGTCAGGAGAGAATTCACGCATAATCATGAAAAGTATCACGACGAATACATTCATGCATTAGCAATAGCAGTCAACACAATCCCTGATAGATCTCTAAGTTTTCAGGTTGTTTTTACAGGCGAAGAATCGAACTGTGAAGACAATGATGAGCCTAATATACATGGTGGTGCTATGTGGGCCAGAATGCCTATACAAGGTATGGTAGCAGATATACCTATGGAAGATTTTCCCGATCCTATGGAAAATCATATAGCTCAACCTTGGGACTGTGAATCAAGAGATCATTCAGTAGTTGTGATGGACAGAGTTAGTTCATCTCCTTGGTTAGCTAAGCTAGGTGGAGATTTTTATCAAGCAAAATATTTGTTTACGGTAGACTACACAAATAACTCTATTGCAGATGACCCTGCACAACATAAACAATCTCATGTATTATATATAACAGAAGATTGTAATTGGAAAGGTAATTTAGTTGCTTTACCAAACAATAGAGTAAGAGCTACAAGCCCTGCTTTATGGGTGACTGGCGAAGGTGCTCCTGACTTTAAACCGTCACAATGGGCTCATTCTGCTGAAGGTCATGAAAGCTATTTAGATCCTTCGATTACATTTGATAATTTATATGAGGACTAATTATGCATTACACAAAAGACTTAAACGAAGTCATTAAAGGTCTAAAAAAAGCCAGCAAACTGCACGCAGCACAAGCAAAAAAATTAGAAAAAATAAGAAAAGATCAGAAGAAATATACTGGTGTAAAATCAAAAAAAACAGTTAGTAAGAGAAGAAGATAATGGCAGTTTCAGGTAGCAAAGATTTTGAACTTAATATTACAGAGTTTATAGAAGAAGCATACGAAAGATGTGGGCTAGAACTCAGAACTGGTTATGATCTTAAAACTGCTATCAGATCTGCAAACCTAATGCTAGCTGAATGGGCTAATAGAGGTTTAAATCAATGGACCATATCAACTGGCACACAAACAGTTACTGAAGGCACTAATAACTACCAATTAGGTACTAGCACAATAGACATCTTAGATGTAACGGTTAGAAGAACCGTAGGGACTGACACAACAGATATACGTATGGATAGATTATCTAGATCAGAATATTTTTCTATACCTAACAAAGACTCAAAAGCAAAACCTTCACAATTTTTCTTAGACAAGCAAATAAATCCAGTTTTATTTTTATACCCAACACCTGAAAATTCTACAGACATTATCAGATTTACCAAATTAGAAAGAATAGATGATGTAGATTCAGCAACAAACACTATGCAGATGCCCTTCAGGCTATTTCCTTGCTTTGTAGCAGGCCTTGCCTATTACTTATCACAAAAAAGGGCTCCTGAGCGAAGTATGGAGCTCAAAGCCATATATGAGGAAGAATTTAGGCGTGCAGCCGACCAAGATGAGGATAGAGCGTCATTTAGAGTTAGACCTTATCCTGGAGTCAGAAGATGACATACGCAACTGGCAAATTTGCTAGAGCTATATGTGATAGATGCGGTTTTGAATATAAATTACATGAGCTTAAGAAAGAATGGACAGGATTCAAAGTATGCGATAATTGTTTCGAACCTAAACATCCACAGTTAGGACCATTCAATCATATAGCAGACCCTGAAGCCATATATGACCCTAGAGTTAATAATGACGTAGAGGCTAACGGTGGAAATGTATTTTCTAACGATAACCCAATAGGTAGAAGTTTTAGAGGGTTCTTGCTAACATCTGCATTAGGAAGAGTTACAATAACAACATGACATTAACAGAATTAAAAGGACTCATTCAAGATTACTTACAAAATACTGAGACTACTTTTGTAAATAATTTAAACGAAATAATTAAAACCGTTGAAGAAAGAATCTTTGAAGATGTTCAATTTGATAATTTTAGAAAAACTAGCACTTTGACATTTACTGCTGGCAATAAAATACTTACGACGCCATCAGACTTTGTTTTAGCTTTTAGTTTAGCTGTTATCGACAGTAACTCTGATTATCATTACTTAGACAAAAAACATCCATCATTTATGCAAGAATTTACAGTTGATCCGTCAGATGTAAGTTTACGTGGTTTGCCTAAATACTATGGTGATTTTTCAAAACAACTTGGTGGCTCTAGTCTAGTAGTAGCACCAGTACCAGATCAAAATTACAGCGTGGAGTTGAATTATCTGTTTAAGCCTAATTCACTTGTGACTGACACAACAGGAACTTGGCTTTCACAAAATGCTAGAAATGCTTTGCTATACGGTTGCTTAATAGAAGCCTATACATTCATGAAAGGCGATCCTGATCTTCTCCAGTTATACGATCAAAAGTATAGTCAAGAAATAGCCAGGCTCAAGAATAGAGCCGAAGGCAGAGGGAGAAGAGACGAATATAGATACGATTCTTTACGTACTCCTGTTCGTTAAATATATATGAAAGAAATAGAAGCTTTAAAAGGCAAGAAAGTTGCCATAGTAGCTATGGGTGCAAGCTGGCATGACTTTTGCCTAAGCAAGACACATAGCGCACATTTTGATGAAGTATGGGTAATAAACTCTGTATCAGGAGTTATTTTTCATGATCGTGTATTTATGATGGATCCACCTGCTAGATTTTTAGATACTGAAGATGCATCTAATCAAACAGATATTATGACTGATGTGCTTAAAAAACATAAAGGGCCTATCTATACTTGTGAGTTAGATGATAGATGTCCTGGTCTTGTTGAATATCCAATAGAAGAAGTTGTAAAAAAAGGTAAAACTAATTATTTAAACAATACAGTAGCTTATGCTGTAGCCTTTGCATATTTAGCGGAAGTGGGTGAACTTAACTTGTATGGTGCAGATTTTAGCTATAAAAACAATCTACATTACGCTGAAGCAGGCAGAGCATGTGTCGAATATTGGTTAGCTAAATGTATAGAACAAGGCATGAAAGTTGGTGTAGCTAGTACATCACCTACCCTAGATGCTAATGTGCCGTCAGAAGAAAAACTCTACGGCTACCATAGGCTTTCAGACCCATTACTAGTTATGACAGATGATAATGGTGAATATAAAACCATCAAAAGAAGTGAATATCTCAAACAAATCAAACAACCTGTATATGAGCCAATAATGGTTGGTAGACACGATCCTAGTCCACCTGAGCCAAATGTATGGTAGAATTTTGTTATGGCAATAACATCAACTTTAACTAATTCATTCAAACAAGAGTTATTTAAAGGTATACATAACTTTGATCAAGGGGGATCACCCGACACTTTTAAGTTAGCTTTATTTACTAATGCAGCTACTCTAAATGCCTCAACAACAGCTTATAGCACCTCTAATGAGGTTACAGGGACAAACTATACTGCTGGTGGCTCTGCTCTTACACTAAAG